CTCCGAAGGAGTGACTACTCTTACTGCTACCACATACAAAAGACCTGAAGATAATGTTGTGGTTCACTAAAAGTAGGCGAGCACAGAGTGATACCGACTATGAAACGTGGCTTGAGGGGGGGGTGGTACCAACATTGAACGCATTTGATAGTGGTGATGTTAGAGCTACCACAGTTATAGTTGTGCGTATGCGTGAAGGTAAACCAGGAGGAGGTAAAGGACCATTGATGAGCGAAGATAGAAGTTTAACGTTAGCAACTGCTAATGATCAAACACTATTTGTTTTTTATGGCAATAGAGTAGATGATGTACGAATACAAGATGGTAAAATAAATACTTTGCAGGCTAGGATGGGAACAGGTGGAAACAATATGCCTATGGTAGCTACAACTCAAGTGCGTAGGCTTACACCACTTGAGTGTGAAAGACTACAAGGATTCCCTGATGGCTGGACAGAAGGACAAAGTGATACTCATAGATATAAACAGATGGGTAATGCAGTAGCAGTACCAGTAGTTGAGTGGATTATTTCTGGTATTGTTGATACAATAAAGGACAGCTAAGAGTTACTTATCCTTTCACTTAGCTTAGAAAACCCCTCAGATCAAGAGTGCTAACTGAGGGGTTTTTTATTTATCAGTTGAATAGAAGCCTGGTCCCCTGAAAGAGAGAGGGGGTGAGGACCAGACCCTATTCATTACTTTGCCGCAGTCAGTGCAGGAGGGCGCACTTTCTTTGGCGTGGATAGAACGCTCAACTGAAAGGGTAGTCGAGCAGTTCAGACACTTATAGGGGTAGAGCATAGTCTAGGTGTAGGAAGCCGACAAGTTTCATAATCTTTCTAGTATCAGAGAACTCAGTAGTGGTAGGCATCCACTTCTCAGACCAGCTTGGCTCTGGAACCCTTGATAAATCAAAGGCATAGATACCCTCTGGTGTGGAGTTAATGTAGTAAGGAACCATACTTCCTGCTTGGTTGATAAGCCTGCGATACTTCATCTCTTCTATCAGCAAGTCTGGATAGTGACTATGCCTACACTTGAGTTCAATGTATAGATTCTTTTCAATAGTAGTGCAGTCAAAGGAGTCGAAAGCGCCTTCAGATTTCTCAAGGTCGGGGAAGTGTTTATCTTTTAGATAATCGAAGAGCTCAGCTTCTTTCATTGCCAAGGACTCTCCCCACCTAGAATACGCTGGAGCTTACGCATAGAGGCTGTTGCTCTACGATCAGCAGTAGATACAGCGCAACCTAGATACTCTGCTAACTGAGCCAGCGTTGCCTCTTCGTGGTATCTCTTGAGGATAATATCTTTATCTTGTATCTCTAATTGTAGATAGGCTTTCTTGATGTCAATGAGTATGGCTAGTAGGTTGCCACCTTCTGCTGGTGCTGGTTGCTTACGTGGAGAGCCATCGTTAATGAGGTTCTGTGCCTGTTCTAAGACTGTATTATCTACGATGCTAGTCAATACGTGAGGCAATAGTTGGGCTATCAAGGCGGTGTCATAGAAGGTTTCATCGCCTATCTGGTAGCCAGACTTACGAGCCTTCTCCTTGCGAGCATAACGCTCTGCGTGCCTACGCATCTGCCAAGCAATACGCTTCTCGTTGATGGTTCTCTGTAACTTATTCTCTTCGTTAAGTAATTCAGCATAGTGCGTAGCTCTAGACATAGCCCAGGCGTAGCACTCCTGTAATAAATCTGCCCTCTCAACATAGCCCTTGAAGCGCCTAGTAATTGAGGTCGCAACCGATGGTGCTATGTCATAGATAGAGGGATGTAACTCAGTCATTAGGTATTTCAGGCCACGTCTTATCTAGTACCATCATTGCAATAGCAGAGTAGTTAAGTAGATCTAGGAAACTGTCCCGAAGTGACTCGTTTGAGGGAGCGACTTCACTATCAATGAGGTGATTGATTCTAGCCACCTTGTCGTGCATACGCACTCGTAATCCGTTGAGTGCTCCACCTGGACTGTGAGAGATGTTCTTTGGACCATAATCTTTATGTTTGCGGATGAGCAGATTACCTGCTGTGTCAAGGACTCTCCATACATTGGAGATGAACTCTGCATTTATTTCCTTGTTGGAATCGGTTTGACTGTAATAGTACCAATCTTGAAGTCTATGGAAACTATTACCATCCCCAATTCCCTCAGAAACTCTGCCATCTGCGTCAATTCCTTCTTTGTACTCACTCATCAAACTCCTCCTACTAGGTTTTGGATTGCTTCTATTCCTTCTGCCAGATAAAGCTCATTGATATCCATACCTGGCGGTAATTGTACTATTTGTCCGTTCAATACCTCTGAGGCAACACGCCGAGCAAAGTCTGCCCCAGGATTACTGCCATCTTCTTTCACATCATTATCACCAATGATATAGATAGTGTCATAGCCAGTGAATAGCTTTGAGTAATGCGGTTTCCAAGCTGTCACTCCTGGCACTGCTACTGCTGGGATGTTACATACTGATGAGAGAATCAGAGCATCCAACTCACCTTCGCATATGACCATACTGCCAACATCTAAAATCAAATCAGATACATTGTAGAGGTGGCTCTTCTGGCCTAATGGTGATCCATACTTAGGCTTGCTATCGTCTAACCTTCTAAACTTGAAGCCAACACATAAGCCAAGGGCTGTTATGTATGGTATTGATAGCCAACCACGATAGTTCTCGTGACCATTGATAGGTTCAACGATAGTTCCTAGTCGGTATCTAGCTGCCTGTGTCTCAGATATCCCACGTCCTGCGAGATAGGCCAGAGTTACCTCGTCTATCGCGTTGGCGTATGACTCCGCCGCTTCCAGTAATAATTTCGACTGCGCGATTGAGGGCATCTTTGAACTCCAAACTCTCTATCTCCATTACAACGCTGACTGCGTTGCCTCCCTTGCCACAAGTATGACAGAAGTATAAGTTGTCATAAGTGTTTATTACTGCGCTTCTGCGTGAGTCATTGTGCATACAACAACGCACCGAAGTGGACTTGCCTTCTCTAACTTCCCCACCATAGTGAGCAACGATAGTTGCTACGGAGATTGAATTTGCATCGGTGGAATCTTTTCCCCTTTTCTTACGAGCCAACCTTGACCAGTCTTGTGTTGACATACGCAGTCTCCTTCACAGTATCCGTGCATCTCTTCAGCTTTATCATACTGGCCTAGTGAGTTGAAGTTACCAGCCACCTTGCAATCTGAACACATCATTCTTGTTCTTTCTCTTCTACCTCAGTTGGTTCATCTGGTAGTTGTACATCTTCAGGCTCTTTCTGTACTTCTGGTGCAGTAAATATCTCACTACTTGTTATCTGTCCTTGTGGCACTGGCATTTGTTCTATCCATTTCTCTAGTGTTTGTATTACCCAAGCATCTTCTATACTACCTCTACGTCTCTTAACTATAACGAAGGCTGGAGGTTCAACCACTAACCCCCGTGCCTTCGCATAGTTAGCTGCCTCAGTCTGGGCTTCCGCCCAGAACTCAGGAAGATTAAGTGACTTCCTATTCTTACACTCCAAAATATAGGTCTGACCTGCGATTATGGTAACTACATCACCCTCGTCATTGGCTCCAGCCTTGGCTAGTCTCTCTGCGAAGTGGCCTAGTTTACGTAGATACTTCATCACATCTGTCTCAAACTTAGTTCCCTTGGCCTTATTGTAACTACTCAATATATCACCTGCGAATTTGCGTTACGAAAGGATCTACCCATTGCATCAGAGTCACCTATCTGCACTGCTGCAAAGTTCACAAACAAAGTCGCATAGTTCTTACCAGTAGAATCCATAGGACCGAAGCGATTCTTAACTGGTGCTATACGTAGATAGCCCAGCTCTGGTGCATACCCCATCGTTAATATCAATGATGGTAACTGCGATACCTTTCCGTGTATTGCTCTTCGTGCTGGTGGTTCATTAGGAGTTCCATACTCACTCTGTTCTGATACGTGATGCAATACCAAGACACAAGCCTGAGTCTTCCTAGCCATATCGTGGAACTCCATCATTATCTGTCTCAACCCTGCCCATTCATTGTCAGTCTCAGCAGCTACGTTCATCAAGTTATCTACCACTATCAACTGTGGAGCTATTCCATATAGTTCAACGTATGCCTTTATCTCCATCTCAATATCATCAAGTGATGGATTAGAGTCAAAGACCCATTGGATATGTTGTATCTTCTCTAGTTCCTTATGATAGTAATTACTTCTATTGGTTATGTTCTGCTCTACTGTTATCTGTACGTGACCTGATAGATGAGCTGCTGATCTCATCATCACAGTTGCAGTATCAGTATCAGCAGAGAAGAAAAGAGTTGGCACTGCTGCCTTTATCGCATAGATAAGGGCGAACATAGACTTGCCTGCGTTAGGTGCTGCTGCGACCATACATACTTGGCCTCTGCGGAACTTAATCTGCATTGTGGCTAAGTCTTTCCAGACATCAGGTAGAGGCTCTGCTCTGACTGTAGTTGCGTGCCAAGCCCTATCCAGTCTTAGCATTGCGAACCCTCCTAATCTTCTTTCGTTCTATTTCAGTCAGGCCACCCCAGACACCATACGCTTCATTCTTAATTCCCCATTCGGCACATTCAGTTCGGTGACGACAGTTCTGGCAGATACTCTTTGCGAGTATATTGTTCTGCCTTTTATTGTAACCAACTGCATCTTCTGAGTGCCAGATATCTCCACCGACTTCTGCACATAACGGAGCTTCGTAGTGACGAGGCTCTCGCATAGTGTTATGCCCAGATCGTCTCGCACTTATCTACAGCACCTTTAGGTGCAGAGCACATATACCCACTCCAAGACTTGCCTTTGGCATTGACTCCTGATCGTAGGTTCATTGCTCCGTGTCTACAAGATGGTGAACCACCTGATGCTGCTACTGGCGCTACGCTTGAAGCAGCGCTACGTACGGGCGCAGGCGCACTAGCGCCTCCGAGAGACTGGCTAACGCTTCCAATGAGGGCAGAAAAGTCTTGAGCTGCTGATAGCAACCCTTCCAATTCCTCCTTGCTTGCAGCGTAAAGATTGATGAGAGTTCCATCTGGTGTCTTGAAGTTTACTTGGAACTTTGTTGATTCTGGTGCAGCCATTTTACTTTCCTCCATTATGTTTGATTGAAAGGCGCAGACTTTCCTTGCCTTTTATTGTTGGACAGAAGCCGATGAGTTGTTCGACTGCATCTTTATCTACTTGTGTTGGACCAGCAACGTGCGTCCAACGAACTTCAACTCCAGTAGATGTAACACCGACAACCCCAGCCAGAGCATCTTTGATGGCATCCTTCTTGGTTGTCAATTCTTTTATCTTATTATCAATCTGTAGATATTCCAAAGCCTGATTACTGAACTCATCACTTTCGATAGGTGGTAACTCAGTCTTTGTACGTTCTTTTTTTAGACCAACGCATCCAAGCTCACCTGATGAGTCATAGTATTTGCAGTAGAACTTACAATAGCTCTCATCCTTTTCAGGTTCAGGAGCAATCTCACTTGCCTTAACAGCCTCTAACCAAGATAAGGCTTCAAGCGCGATGGAAGAATCGTACTTCTCTGAATACACCTTTACATCGCGCTCGTCACCATCTCGCGGAATAGCTACAAGATGAACATTGTGGACCTTCCCCAATCCACTTTGCTCAATTAGATATCCGTAAGTATGTACTTGCCAGCGTTGTTGCTGGCTTGGAAAATAAGCGAGGTTCTTCAACTTCACTGTCTTCCAATCAACTACATCTCCTGTCCCAGGAATGTAGAGATCTATATGGGCCTTCATCCCATTATGTTCTACTGTCTTTTCTAGTAGAACTTCCTTGTTATCTGCAAAGGCTTTCTCAATGCTATCGTGTATGGCAGTTCCCATAATAGCAGCGAGTTTTAGCTCATTGCTATTGGTCTCTGGTTGGCTATTGATTTTGTACCAGACCTTACGGCGACAACCACCAAGCTCTGATGGTCCTATCTGTGTCTGTAATGAACGACCACGCTTACCCTCTTTGTCGTGCAAAGCCTTGATAAGTAAATCTTTTATATCCATTTGTGCTTTTCCCACCTAGTTATTGTGAAGCGGAATACTATCAGATTTACTACTAACATTCTAGCAATTAACCTGTATGGCATAGCGTCATAGTCGTGAAAATAATCAAAACCAAAACCAAAGTTACTCAAACTACCAAAGCTGAAATGAATTGAATAGTCTCGCATCACGTCATTATCCTTCCTTGAGAGACTAATTGAATCGGAGGACAGGTATTGATGTCAAGGATGCTGGCTATTTGAACGGCGCGTTCGGCGTGTTGGTCAACATTGCCTAACGTAAGACGGTCAACGCGATCATAGAGATAACCAAGAGCATAAGCGCCACCACTACCCAAACCGTAGACACCCTTGTCAGACTGGATGAACGAGAGGTCCGTTGCAATATGGAATAGGTTGCTATCAAACGCGACAAGGTAGTCGAACCCTGTCTCTTTATCTTTCGTAGCTTCATATGGGTCGTATCCATTCTCTTTGAAAGCCTTCAGGATTGAAGGCATAACTTTCTTACCCATCCACTGCACGGGATCTGCTCCCTTGTAGGGTGGTGGGCTCCAGTTATAGGCGAGGATATCTCCTGGCCTTGAATCTCCTACTAGCCCTATTAAGTATCTACCAACGTTAATAATCTTAGGCGTGGTACTACTTATAGTCCGTAAGTTATCTTCAGTAATCTGGCTATCAGCAGCCAGTATTACCATATCTTTAAGTTGAATACCCACCAAGGTTGTCATAGTGGAACCTTACCTTCCTAACTCGGCGTGTCGCGTTAGCGACACTCCTAATAGTCTCTACAATATGAGCCATAGGCGAATAACAGAACGACCCTCACGGGTCGTGGAAGTGAGGGTAGATACAGATGTTCCGTCTACTCCGCCTGCTTAGAATACCACCAGTTAGAGCAGCCGATCTAAGGTCCCTTGGACCTACCCACGTCTGTAGCTGTGGCTGTACTATGTTTAACATTATGGCTCAGTTCCAAGACTATGAGATATCCTGGTACTTTCTTGATGCTACCTGTGTCAACTGCGGTAATCTAGTTCGTATCCCTTGTCCTGTTGATAACAACGAGAATAGTTTTTAGGCATAAAAAAAGAAGCCCCCACCCCGTTAGGGATGAGGGCCTTTTGCCTCGCGCTTGCTACAAACTATTAGTTTGAATTACGTCCAAACTCAGTAGCAGACGGATCTAGCCACTTGAGTAACGGACCTAGGAAGCCAGCCAAGGCTGCAGTTCCAAGGACTTTAAGATTGGTCTCGCCTGCTAAGTAAAGTGCTATTGCAGCAGAAGCTGCAGCACGAAACCAAGACAGACCGACTTGCTTTAATTGTTCCATTAGATTGCCTTTCGTTTTGTATTGTGAACCTTACAGCAGGTGCATACTGGTACC